AAAAAAAAAAAAAAAAAAAAAAAAAACCCCGGGAATTTAGCAAAAGGGGGGGAAAACGGCAAAAGTGGGGGGGGGGGGGGGGGGGGGGGGGGGGGGGGGGGGGGGGGGGGGGGGGGGGGGAGGGGGGGGGGGGGGGGGGGGGGGGGTGTGGGGTGTGGGGGATGGGGTTGAAATTACCCTACGTATTCGTATCGATCACTGTTCTGGACAGACGGTCTGAAACTATGTGCGGGTCGCCACATCTTCCGACGGTCGTCCCAGATCTCAGGGATAACTCCAAGCGTTTCATCCAGCTTCTTGCGCCATGGTGTGATGTCATCTTCTTCTTCAACCTGAGCAACCTGATCTCTGACTGGCTCACGGAATATCGGAGGCAGTTGCTGCGGCATAGTGTAAGGGTTGAAGTATGTATTATTACGATGATCGAAGTTAGGCAGTGCTGGTGTGCCAAACATAGGCCCACCATACATACGAGGAGGACCACCAAGCTGAGCACCGCCAAGCATCTGACTAGTGTTAAGTCCCTGCGAACCATTAGCTAGTGTCGTGAGATAGTCGTTGTACGCAGGAGAGACTTGGGGTGTGCCAAACATTCGACCGGCGCCACCAGTGCCAAACATGTAAGGCATAAATGGCTCATACGGAGTTCTCTGCCCGTACTGTTCCTGGTACACGCGTGAAGGGGCATCATCAATATCGAGAACAGCCGGGACTACAGACGCCTCACCAGCTCCTTTGTTGGCGTTCTTTTGAGCCATATAACTGGCTACTGCTGAGGCTGCCATTCCTGCTACCACGGGCCACATAATTATTTCTCCGCTACTTGTATGTATCCCAACTCTATCTGAGATACAGAGTTAGTTAATGCTTGGACTTCAACAGTTAAGTCATAAAAAGTTTGTCCTGGAACTACTGAAATGTAGTTTTGAGTATCAATGATATGAGGCATGTCTACGCTATGCCATGTCGTTTGTTCAGGATTAGCAGGAATGACGGGAACAGTACTAAAGTTATGTGAATACCCGTACACAGGATCATAGCTAATAGCTTGTCCATTAAACCTATACCTTAGTCCAATGTCATATAGCTTATTTACACTTATACCGCCGCAATAAAAACTAGAAGTTAAGATTAATTTTCTCAGAAAAAAGGGCCTAACCGTCAACTGAAGGAATGTCGTCCATGCTCCAGTGACATTATATAATTGCGGTAAAACAACCGCCCATTCTTCATGAGGCATATTGAACAGCGGCAACCAGTACTCCCCATCGTAGCAATAAGGACCTTTGCCGTATCCTCTTTCCGCCCAATATCCAAGTGGGTCCCAGTTTACGCCATCAGCATACCTAATCATTCCCTCCCTTGGAGTCTCTACAGGCACACTAGACACGTCCAAGTCGTGAATCTGCTCCATACTAGCCTTAAGGTTATGGAACTCTCGAGAAAGATATTCCCGATAGTCCGCAGGATCTTGAGGAGTATAGTAAGGATTGTAAGGTCTCACCGACGACCACCAGGGTTGTACTTGAACTCAAGCGCCTCTAGCTGCCACTTTTCCTGAAAGCCAGCTTCTACTGCTACCGCGAACTGTCCGCCTACGAGCCTCACAGGAAATTTGTTGAATTCACCAGGCTGAGCTGTAAACCACTTAGACCAATTATACAACGAATTAGGGAACCTTTGGGAGCCGAATCGTATTTTAAATTTACCACCCTTAGCCTGTGCCCATACTTCATTGACATTAAACGCCAAATCCTCGTTACTGAGAGTGATACCTTCTAGTACACCCTCAACTTGATCCTCTGACGTACCCGGAGGAGGCTCTTTACTATCAAGCACATAGACCGTAGTAGCATCACCTGACATTGCCGTGAGAATATTTGGATTGTACGTGCGTTCTTGCCATTTACGATCTATTTGAGAGTCCCAAGTTATCCCAGTAAATGAATCCCAAACATTCGTTGCAGGCTGTTCACGGATATCCACACCAGAAGCAATATGATGAGTACCATCTGTAAGGCTCCGAGTAGTCCAAGTATTGTCTTCAATCGACCAAACTGCTGCTGCATTTGGCTTATCGGCACCTTGTCCAGGAACACACACCCAAACCTCTTCTGTGATTCGATTATAATGCAAAAAGCTTTGCTCAATGTTATCTACGTCCATTGAGCCAAAAATTAATCGCTTCACCCTTTTATCGATAATAGATTGATAACTGTTCCCATCATGTAAAATGACGTCACCGCGAGTAAGTACAACATGGCGACCCCCAATATCCACAACACAATCAATCGCAACCGCACCGAACGTGTTGAAAAGCTCTTGAAATCCCATGACATATTGACCTCCTACTTGCGACATCGCATAAACAGCATCTTCTTTATAAATTATAAACTTATCTCTAAGCCTTAGTCCATCAACTATAGGGCCACCTTTGGCGCTAATTGCAGACAATCCTGCCAAAGTGGTTGGATCAGTATAGTCCCAAGTGGGAGGCAAAGATCCGGGATCAGCAGGATGACTCCACAAGACACTATGCTCGTAGTCAGTACCAGATAGATTAGGACGTAAAGCAACAAGGAAATTCCCGAAAGCCTTAATAGCATGACAGTTGTTGCTGACTTGAGACCAGTCATTAGTGGAATCCCAAGGTAAGTTTTCTAGAACAGTCCCTCCAAGTGTGGCGCGGTATACTTGTGGCACATCTACAGCGTTATTTAAAACAGGCATTCCCTGGAAAATATCACCCTGCCAGCGGATAGATAGCGAAGCACTGTATCCGGGTGTCCTAGTTATATCTACAAGAGATGTCCCATCCCAGAGGGATACCGCATTGTACCCAGCTATAATCCAGTTATATCGAGACCCATTCTTAAAAGGAAGTAGATATGCTGCTTGATGAGTCAGCCCAATACTTAACTCCTCGTTCCAGGAAAAAGGCTCTACTTTGCCCTCCCTGAATCTTAAATTTCTAGCACTGCTCCAGGCGCCGGTAGGCAAGGTATACGGACTAACATCAGTGATAACACCGACCGAGCCAACATCTTTTACAGTGAATGTTTGCATCAGGTAATCTGCACGTTCTGAGTGAACTGAAGCGAAGTATCAGCAGCGGCACGTATCCTGAAATACCCAGACCCAAGTGGCCCGCCCTTACCTAACCAGTCAGCTCTAAACCCGGCAGAAGACAGCGAGAACGTTGCCATTCCGTTAGAATCAGTCTTTAGCTGAAGCCCTTCCCAGTAGCCCCTAAAACTGTATAGGATTTGCACTTGGGAACCGGCAGCAAAATTAACACAATCGAATCCGACATTATAGGTATCTACATTAGCTACACTAATCTGATTCGATGTATTTACAGGAAAAAACCTGCACTGTGTTGGTGGAACATATTCAGGAACATCAGGAATGCTAATGTTATTGACTGCTGTCTGAACAAACGCCGTAGTCGCAAGCTGAGCAGAACTGCTTCCACTAGATGCTGTTGGTGCTGTAGGGACACCTGAGAAGCTTGGCGATGTTAGCGCCGCTTTGGCATTCAATGCTGACTGTAAGCCAGTCACATCAGCAATAGCATGGTTGTGAGGACCTACACCAGCATTTTTTAAATCATTTATCTGCTGTTGAATCGTTTGCCCCGTGCTGATCCCTGCCAACTGATTCATTTCAGTATGGCTTACATTGACCGAACCACCTATTTCAGGAAACGACTGCTGAACAAACCGCTTAATCAGCCTAAGATGGTCGTCGCCTTGTGCAATATCATCAGAAGCGCCAAGCGGCCAGGCTGGGTTTAAATCATCAATAAACGAACCACTTTCAACTGGCATAGCCTTGTGCTCCAGTTAACACAACTTCAGGTAGAATGATACGGACATCGATACCTTGAATTTTCGGCTCACCGTCTTCCCAAGTAATGCGAATACGCTGGGTGCCTGTCTCTAAAGCAAGAACATTACCATCAGACATCGCGCGACGAATAGTCTTACCTTTCAATGCTTCTGTAATACTTATACCATTCGCCATAGCGCATCAGTCTCCGTGAAGTTAGGCATTACAACGGTAAAATCACCATTATTCGCAGTAATGTCACCATTGAATGTATGTGTGGAACAACAAGCATTGTTATATTCAGAGTTATATATCATACAGCCTCCAGCCGTAAATGTAGCTGAAGTCCATACAACATTATTGAACGTAGCAATACCAGCAGAGCCAGCCACTACTGGATCTGAAGCTACCAGATTCTGTCCGCCAGCGGTATAGCCAACTCCCGACACTTCTCCGTCGGTCTTATAGACAGTATCGCTTGCCCCTAAATCAGCGGACGAAAGATACAATGCCATCTTAAATACTTGACCACCGTTACCGGCAGACCGAACGAGATGTCTACCTTCAAATAACTCTTTTTTGAAGGTATTAGCGAAAGCAGTGGTAATTGCCATTATTAGACCTCACAGAATAGATCATACTTGTTAATATCCTCCCAAACGTCTACAGGAGGAGCATGTGGCTGCCATTGATCTAAATAGATACTAAAATCACCTACTCTCATTTCAAGGAATAGACCTGTAGGATAAGCTTGATTATCTACTATTTGACCTTCAGCGTATAAAGAATAAGTATCTACATTTAAATCGATACCAACAATCGGTATACTATTTCCAAAGTATACCTCAACAGAAGGAATTCCAAGTGCTGTAGTTAAAGAAACACCTGGAATCTTAGGACTAATCTGCCCGCTAACAGAAAAAAGTCCAAAGCTACTGGCAAGCTCTACCCCACCTGGGAATGCCGGAGTAGTATTTACGAATATCGTAAAGGTATTACTAGCATGAGCAATTAATTCTAACGAATCAGGCGTACCTTGTTGTGAGACTCTATGATTAGAGTATGTTTCAACGGCCAGTGTGACGGGAAGCACGCTTTTTCCTCGATTTACCTGCCTTTGAGAATGCTATAGCAATAGCTTGATTTTTAGGCTTACCCGCTCGAATCTCCGTCGCTATGTTTTGTCGAATCACTTTCTTGCTCTTTCCTTTCTTTAATGGCATTTTCTAGCCTCGTTAAAAAATAATTCGCTACCGCGACTTCATCCCAAGTGTAGCTCTTACGAGAAAGAAGGGCGTACAAAGCAAGGATCGAATCACCTTCTAAAATTACAGAACTGGAGGATTCCATGTCGGCCACACTACTGATGTTGCAGGATCGAGAGCATTCACGGCTTCAGAAGTCAGTTGCTCATCAACAAGCTCGTTAAATTCATCACCCGTTTCGATACACAAGACTTCATACTCTTGCAAACGTTCTGCCCGCTCAAGGTCTAACTCTTCCTGAGCAGTCAACGGCTTACCTAATGCTTTCTTATCTGAGCGCAGCCTCCGTTTAGACTGTTCCTTTTCTCTGTATACTGCTGTATCCTCTATAATTACACCATTGTAAGGATTAGCATGCGCTTGGCGTATAAGCTCCCGTCCGTATGCCTCCCCTTCCTTCATTTTAGCAACCTTTATCTGAGAAAACGTCATTCCATATTGTGGATCGTATGGCGAAATAATATTGCCCGCGTCAAGCCATGCTTGTACCTCAGTATCCCGCCAAGTTCCGCTTGGCCAATTCTGGAACCAAGTGCCTTGCGTATTATCAACAACTTCGATGCTGGTCTGTTCTTCGTTGGTATATCTTACGTTAGTAATCATTTTTAGAACTCCGCATCAAAAGCAAGTATTCGGTTGTAGTTTGTACAGAACCCTGTTGCACTGGATACTAGAGAGATAGCAAACCCTGCATCACTAGAATATGCCACACCAACTGAGGAGATATTAATAGATGTACCTACATCTATTACTGAGAAAGCAGGAGTAGTTCTCATTAGCTGAGGAAATGTTACGGGAAATACAAGTGCATTAGCGGTATTAACTGCGTACCCCCCAGCTGACACTTTTAACCGACTGTAACACCTCTGACACCTAGCCAGCTCTACAGCAGGATGTCTAATCTCAAATGGAGTAGCTACTTCGCCTTCTTCTAGCTGTACATCTGAGATGTCCGCTATAGAAGTATTAGTTGATGTGTTGTTAAGAACACCTACCCGTAGCAGAAGACATTTACTAGTAGCAAATGCGGCAGCAGTAACTGTAAAAGTCGCTTTATAATTAAAGACGGTATTTAATGCCGGTATAGGTGTAGTGGTATCCTGAAATATGTTTACATCATTTGTGCCAATAGAATCATCTGCAAAATAAGCAGTAGCATATATTGTTCCAGCCTCATTAGTTCTTACACTAAAAGACAGGGTAAAGGTATTATTATCAAACTGATTGTTTGTACCAGGCGTTAGTAGCTCTATAGGTTGTGCAATAGCACTTATAGAACTCGGTGTAGGGGTGGTAAGCGTTGCTCCTGTGCCTGTTTTGAAAATACCACTGATAAGCTTACCCATGTGGGTATTTCCAAAAGTTCTCCACCTATCCGCCACAAACCCAGCAGCAGGACCAATACCTCTTTCCCAGATATTAAATGCTCCGTTGTCTACAAGATTTTTTCCAGGAGCAGATGTAAGAACCTGGCTAATAGAAGTATCCAACTGCTGCTTGGGTACTGCCCCCAAGTCTTGAGTAGCGTCTCCAGACAGAATCAGCTCACCGGTCATGGGCTCACTACCGTCTTTACGCAGTCTAGCTTCTATCTCTGTAGCGAATAGAGTAGATGTTTCTGCTGTTAAACTAGCGTATATAACAGCGTCGCCGCTAAGAGCAATGGCAGCAGGTGAATCA